TCATCAAATATCAATAATGATAATGCCTCAGATCTACCAGCATCACCTTTCGATGAAATTGCTTTAATTTGAGATCCGTTTGCATATCGCAATGATAATTTATTATCTTCTAACGTTTTACCTTTTAACCAATTAGGTAAATTTTCATTCATTACACGCACTTTAGTTACAAGATTTTTTGCAACATCTTGCTTGGTTGCAATTACTAGAACATTAAAATCTGATCGGAAAATCATTTTCCATAATGCATATCCTGCAGTTAATGTTGATATACCTAACTGCCTAGACTTTAAAATAATATTATATCTATTATCCTTTAATTGCTCTAATGATTTTTCTTGGAAGGGATATAAATTGAATAGCATTTTACCACGCGTAGGATGTTGTATTATACAATACTTTCGCATAAAATGTATGGGGTCTTGCGAACACCGCTTGTATTCGTCGCCAATAATTTCTTTAAGAGATTTCTTCACTGCCATTACTTTAAATATAATAAATTATTTGCAATATCACAAATTATTTCTTAACTCTTTTTTCCATGGTACGGCCGCCAAAGTAGGCACCTATGACAGTTATAAGTACTAATTGAAGTAGGTCAGTCCATTTTTGTTCTACTTCAAAAGCTATAGTTCCAGCATCTATAAAAATCATAAGGACAGTCGATACTACTAAAAATACTAATACTAAAGGTCTAACATTTTTAGATAACCAGGAATCAGAATTCATATCTGCTTTCCATCTATCGGTAATATTAGCTTCCATTTTAGCTTCATGGTTTGCAATAAGTTCTTGCATTTTTCTTTTGGCTTCTAATTTTTCTGCTTTAGTAGTAGTTAGGTTATCTAATACTCCACCAACACCTTCTACCAATTCTTTTGCTCCACCAGAAAATATTTTATTTAATATACCCATATTGTTCTTTTATTATTTTTGTAACTTCAGAACGAATTAAATTTGCAACTTCATCAACTTGTAGTTCTACATCTTTATCGGCAGCACTTACTGCTGATTCCATTTCTGATTGTAATTCTTTTTTCTTTTTAGTCATCTGTTTTAATTTAGAAACCATTTGTTGCTTTTTTGAACCATCGGCTTTTGCATACTCAGCACCCATTTTTTTCATATCTACAACTAATTTGTCAAATTCTTTTCCAATTTTATTTAACGATCTATTCTTTGCCATTATCATTCTCCGCAAATTGATTTCTAATTGTCTCTTTTAATTTATTATAATCTTCATCTATTTTATTAATAAAACTTGATATATCCATTTCGCCAAATTTCCCGTCTGCGTTTTGGTAATACGTTTCTTTAGTTTGAGTTTTTAATATATCAACTTCTTTATCAGTATCTGAAAACCATGATTCTGCGTTAGCTGCCATGATATTTTTTTGATACTCTTTCCATGCATCATCTCCTTGTGATTTAATTAAATCTTCATGAGATAATACACAACTAAAACACATTTTACGTTTAAACCAAAATTTAAAATTTAATCGCTTTTCTTTACCACGCATTTTACAATTACATTTAGGACATTTTTCTGGAACTGTTGTAATTTGATGTACATCTTTTAATATAGAATTTTCTGGTTGTCGTGATTTGAATCCATCATGTTGAGTAACACGAGTCCTTTTACCATTTGATGATGTTTCAATCCAAATTTTTGGACTACCATCATCAAATTGTTCTATAATTTCATTTTCTGGGGTTTGTGTTTTTGTAGAACCTGTGTAAATTGATTTCCTAGTTTGAGATTTATGATTCCCAGCTAGTAATTCGTTTACAGCTTTTATATTTTGTAACTTGCTAGACATATTATTTTTTTAATGCTTTTCTTAATTTTTGTATAAACAATTGTTCATTACCTTTTAAATCTAAATCTTTAACTAGCCCAGTAACAAGATCCATTTGCTGTACAGCACTTTTCCCTTGCATTTTCTTTGCAAATTCATCTTTAAATTGCCCCATTCTTAAATCAACTCGACTTGGAGTAGCTGCCTCGCCCATTGATGGCTCTTCTGAACCTAATGCATCTTTTGGTTTTAACATTGATATTAAATGCATTTTTACTGCAGAGCTTCCACCCGATATTGCATTAATTACTTTAATTAATCCAGCTGCTTGTTGTTTTGGTGATCCTTGTCCTAATGCCTTTTTGAGCATTTTAACGCCAGGTTGTTTATCTAATCGATCGGTACCTGTTTCTACACCTTTAACAACGTCAACTTCTTTGAGAGATTTACGAATCTCTGTTCGTATAGTTTCTCTTAATTTAGATTCCTTCATGATGTCCTTTATTACATTTTATATAAATATACAGTTATTACTTAGTAAAACCTTTATCCATTGCAAAATTAGCTCTACTAAATTCTACTCGGTCAACAAATTTAACTCCCTGACCAATTCGATCGACTGCTACATATCCCTCTGGGGCAGTTACTCTTAATCCACCTTGTCCATCATCTACAAAATGTTTTGTATTATAAACGGCATTATTATATTTTTTAACAAATATTAATTTTGCGTCTGCTAATAATTTTGATACAATAAATATATTTAAAATATCTTGCTTTCTTTGTTCTAACATTGCCATTTGTTCTTGCTTAGCCGCAGTTGCTTTTTCTATTCCACGATCTGATTTTAATTTTGCAATCTTTTTATCAGTACGTAACTCGAACCATTTCTGAAATGCTTTATATGATATAGCCGCATTATCAACAAATTGTCCAGTTTTTATTTCTTGGTTAAGGTATATGTTTAATAACGAACTTGGAAGATTATCATAATTTATTTTTATTGAATCGGCCTTTTTAATCATCGACGCAACATCTTTTGCTTCAGATGCTGTCAATGTTACTATACCAGTAGTATCTTTAAAAAATGCGTCATCAAACCATACATTAGGATTACGTCTTAATCCACTCACATCTGCGCCAAATGATGCGCCACCATCTAATGACCGATATGTTGTATGAAATACGATACCTAATTTTGCAGACCTTACTTGATTTCCTAATTCAGAATCCGCATCCACTGCATATGTTATTGTATTAGGTCTAAATGAATAATGTTTTTTACCATCAATATTTGTAGATTTTAAAATACTTTTATCAAACATAAAATCGCCTTGCAGTATATTTTTAATTCCTAATGCAGGTAAATATTCTAAAGCTAATTTTAATTTATCAGCTAATCCTTGTGCATGGCCATGATTTAAATCTACATCTTCTGCTGTGTAGTTAATCTTAGGTTCTTTATTAAAGATGGACTTTGTTCCTACAAAAAACTGTTTATTATCCGGATTAATTCCTGCGAATATGGCTGGTGCACCATCCCATTTAACTGATGTATTAACTTTTGCATCACTATTTCCTTTAAGATTTTTTAACATTTCAATTAAAAATGATCGAGCTGTTTTATATCCCTGAGCTCCTTGAGTTAATATTAATTCTTCTAAATGAGTTAAATGTGTATTTGCTTTAGCTTCAGTTAATAATTCTCCTAACTGGTTGCTCCACCATTCTTTAGTTAATTCTTGTTCTTTTGGCAGTATACGCATTTTCATAGCAGATCTTCCGTTAATTAATAAATCACCCTTTTTGTTCCAATTAATTGTTTTCACAACTACTTTTTTATTTTTAAATCTACCCATCATTACAGTATCACCTATATTAATTGGTAAATTTATATCCTCACGCAAACCTTGAGGTTTTAATTCTTCTGCAGATGACGAATCTACTGATTCTTCTGCTCCTAAAAAATCTATAAATTTATATCCAACCTGTTGAGCAACTTTATCAATATATTTACGCCAAGTTTTATATGCCGGATTTCCTTTCATATCACGCATATAATCAGTACCAGAATTTTTTGCTCCTTTTACTCCAGTAGGAAAATAAGATACTGATAATGGCGGACCATCTGGAAAGTTTGTATCATGGGTTTCTATAGGTGTATCTGTTAGATATTCTATAACTTGATATCCTAGTTTTTCTGCCATAGTTTTTGTTTGTGCTCGATATGTTGATTGATTTCCATAAAAATATCTTGGGCCATCATCTACGTCGCCATCTGATTGGGCATTTACACTATTTGATTCGTTTATCAATTGGTTAATATCGGTTTTTATTATAAACGATTCTATAGATTCTGTTTTTATATTAGAAAATTTATCACGTAGCATATTGTAAATATTATCATCATAAAATCCCATCACGTCTTTAAATGTATCTGGATCACTCGTTGCTAACACTTGACGTAATGTAGTTCCAGACATTTCACCGTATCCTGGAATTTGTATATCAACGTGAGGTGCTACAACTAAATATCCATGTTTTGTAAATGGCTGTAACAAATTTTTGTTATCTTCATATGATTGAAAATATCCAGGAGATCCATCTTTTTTAGTTCCTATACGAAATCTAGGATCTTCCTTCATATCTTTAGCACCGACTGCAAATAATACTGCGGTAGTTTCTGGATCATATTTACTGGTAATTTCTGTTGCTTGGTATGGATTCTTTACTTGTACAACGTTTCCAATTCCATGCTTATAAATTACTTTACGTTTTTCTAAGAAATTTAAAGGTGATTTAGGTAACTTAACTTTATCAGATGTGGCAATATATGTGTTAGATTTACCAAATTTTGCAGCTAATTTTTTATATGTAGCAGCATGATGTTGTCCCATGGGTTGGAATCGCCCTGGATAAATTACAATAATTGTTTTAATGTTTTGTTCAGATATAACCTGATCTGCTAACCATTCTCCTAACATGTTAGAATCCTTTTATATAAATATTATGTTTAGAAAGAACCGCCATCTACTGAGGCAATTAAATTGCTTCCACTTAAAGCTCCTTTAACAATTAAAGTTCCGTCATCATCTAATTCTAATAATTTTTTTCCAATAGTCGTGCCTCCAATACCAGCATCGGCATATACTCTAAACGTTGTATCATCATGAGCTTGACCGCTATCTAATAATATATCAAAACTACCCGGCGTTTTTATATAAGCTGCATTTGGGAATTTATCACCTATATTGATTGGAACACCTCCATGTAAAGAAACATTAGAAGCTGTATGAGCATTTGTATTAACTATTCCATAAAATCCATCACGAAGATTCATAAATGATGAAGAATCTGGTAATGCAGTTTCCAATGATTTTTTATTGTCATCATCTAATCGTATTTGTACTTCGGCACTACCAGTATCTGGCGCGCCTTCTGATGCAATACCTCTTAACCGGCCAGAACCACTCACACGTACACAATATGAAATAGATGAGCCAGACATATGACTAAAATTAATATCATCTGCTATTGGTGCGCCAGTAATTGAATTAATGATATGTATATATTCGTTAAATGCAGATCCAGAAGTAGGATGAGTTCCTTGTCCAAATGATGTAGTAAAATAACCAGATGCAGATATTGTTAAACGATTTGAAATAAATCTATGTGACTGTAGTGCAGAAATAGTACGATTTGTAATTTCTGATCCAGATATTCCCATAGGTAATACAACTTCTACTGCAGAACCTGAGGTTCTTTTTGAATTTGGAAGATCGCGTATTCCAAAAATACTACCAGTTGGTTCAACACTTGTACGATTACTATTCTGATAAAACATTTTAAAAGAATGTGTATCTGGAGATCTTAAATAGAAAAATGATGCAGTTGCATTTGCCGGTGCTAATACACTTTGAGATAATGAAGCACCAGACATGGTTACCACATAATGTTGTGCCACAGAATTTATGCTCTGTGATACACCTAATGTTGTTGAACCAGATGGTATAAAAAATACTTTACCATCTTTTATTTGTATAGCATCTTTTGATAATTGCCCCATATATTATCCTTTTACTTTTAAAATTATATAACCTATTACAAATGATATTGGTTCAAATATATATCTAATTATCATTCCAGGTATATATCTAGTATTATTATTCATAACAGCTTTTATGTCATAAGTTCTGCATTTGGCCATATATTTACCTACTTGAAATACAAAATTATTTTTTCTCATGAGATTTGTGAATGGTTTAAATAATATGTAATAGCCAGTTTGATGATATTTAGTTAAATATATATCTTTATGAGTATTCCATAAGATACGATTAGTATACCATTCATTTGATCCTAATGAGTTATATATTGTAGTACATATAATTTTATTGTTATCAAATTCAGAGAATTCGTCCATGCTATGCGGAGCTTCTTGATTTAAATGTGGCGATGTTGCTGTTCCTCCTTGGTTACGTGTACTTTCATGTTCTAGAGAAGTAGGTGCCGAGGAGTTTTCAATTGTCATTTCTGCACCAAGTATTGCGGCCAATGCTGCAATTGATTCAACTGAGGAGTCTACTTCAGATGGCGTTGAGGTATAATCTACTCCGCCTGCAGTTGATCCTAT